GGAGCTGGCTGAATACCGTGAGCTACCGCGCGTTTTTAACTTGGCTGCCAAGGCCTACTCATCGGGCCGTAAAATAAAAGCGCCTGAGCGTTATACGTTGGGTACGGGCCACGTCAAGTTCTTCTACCAGCGGCTCGGCTGGTGCTTGGATCGGTTCTTGGCGCTGCGGCTCGAGATGTTGGTGCGCGGCTACAAACCCAACTACGTCCAGCCGCCAGTGGTGGAGTTGCCGCCAGAATGGTGGGGCAACTGGGAGCCTGACGAAGCCGCAATGCAACTCAACCGCGAACGAATCTTAGAAAGGAAAACAGCATGAACAAGTTCATCATCGTAGATCTAGACAACTGCATCGCAGACGATGCTTGGCGGATCCCGCACATAAACTGGCAAAAGAGTGACCCCATGGAGCGGTACCACGACTACCATTCGCTCAGTGGGTTCGACGATGTCGGCAACATGATCATATTCGAGCGCCACCAAGACGCTGTGCCGATTATCTTCACTGCGCGGCCCGTACGTTACAGCGCCGTGACCAAGGAGTGGTTGCGCCGCAACAAGATACCTTATGAATACCTTGTCATGCGCAATGAAAACGACAACCGGCCATCGCTAGATCTGAAGCGCACCATGCTCAACTGGTTGCCGCACATCTATGGCGTGCCGACAGAAGACATTGTTGCAGCATATGACGACAGACCTGACGTGGTAGACATGTACATCCGCGCAGGAATAAAAGCAGAAGTGCGCGCAATCCACAATGTGTGCGCTTACACAAAACCAACCAAGGAGCCCGCATGACAACAGCAGCAGACATCCTGGCCGAAATGGCCGACACCTACCGTGAGCGCAACAAGGTCTACGGCGACAACTACAAGCGTGTCGGGGCCGTCATGGCGGCGATGTTCCCGAATGGTGTCGAATTGTTCACTGAGGAAGACTACAACGTCTGGCATCTGTTTGAATTGATGGTCGTGAAGCTCACCCGGTTCGCCAACAGCGGCCTGACGCACGAAGACTCGATCCATGACGCTGCAGTTTACGCCGCCATGGTCGAATCATTGATCAGAAAGGAAAAGCAATGAGCAAGATTTTGGTGACCGGCTCTGGTGCCGGGCTCGGCAAGCTCGTCGTCGCAGCGTTGCGCCGCGATGGGCATGACGTAATTGGCTTCGACCGCAAGAACGGCAATGACGTGGTCGACCCGCAGGAAACATTCGGTGACTGCCCGGCGTTGGACATCCTCATCAACTGCGCGGGGATAAACGTCACAGGCTGGTTGGAGGATTTCCCTGAGGAAAGCTGGGATGACGTGATGGACATAAACGCCAAGGGTATCTTCCGCATGACGCAGTGGGCGCTACCGGCGTTGGTGAAGTCGAAAGGTACCGTGTTGAACATTGTGAGCAATGCGTCGCACATGCCAATGACGACATCTCTTGCCTACAACGCCTCCAAAGGTGCCGCGCACATCATGACGTTGCAACTGGCCCGTGAGTTAAGCAAGCGGCACGGCATCACCGTCTTCGGCATCAGCCCCAACAAGCTCAAGGGTACCGAGATGTCCAAAGACATCGAGGAACAAGTGATTAAGCATCGCGGCTGGACGCGCGAATATGCAGAGCAATATCAAATCAATGCGCTGCTCGCAGGTGAAGAAACAGACCCAGCGCAGCTCGCTGAGTTCATTGCTTTCCTTCTTTCAACCAAGCCGCGCCATAAGTTCTTGACCGGCTGCATTCTTCCTTATGGAGCTTGATATGAAAAAGCTACTCATTCTCGCCGCGCTGTTCTTGACAGCTTGTTCCAGCCCACCGCAGCGCAAGTCTTGGGAACAAACGCTGGTCGTCGAGCCGCACGTTTATGGCCTGTCACGCGGCCAAGTCATCAGCGCCATTTTAGATTGTGAAGAGACCGGCACACGGCCCGTCATGATCTACGCAACCCGCACCATCAACGGTCATCCGACCGAGATCGTCACCGAAGTTTCTTGTGCACCAACACGCCGTCATTACCATCGTAAATTCTGAAAGGGAAATAATGAAATTCTTCATTGAACAAATTGCAATCTGCCCCACCGACCCAGTCAAGGCGAAAAGTTTATTGGCTGACTTGGGGTTGGATGAGTGGGTGGAAGACCATGTGGTGGCTGACGGGCGCGTGTTCGGATTGTCTGGCACCAATGAGGCCAACTTGTCCTTCAACTATCAAAACACTCGTCCGGGCGACAAGCCGCTGGAGCTGGAGATTCTGAACTACACAACCGGCCCCAACTGGATGTCAGGGCGGCAACCGACCGTCTCCCACATCGGCATGCACTGCACCGAGGAAGAGCTGGAGCGGTTCCGTCAGAAGCTCAACACCATGGGCATCAAGGTCGCGCAAGAAGTTTTCACGCGCAGCCACACCAATGAGTTCTTGATCGAACAAAAGCGCAAGTATCATTACGTAATCTTCGACACACGCGCCATCTTGGGCGTGGACCTGAAGTTCATCGTGCGTCGGGAGAATGCGGCGTGAGCAAACTTGTCCTCGTATTCGACACAGAAACAACCGGGCTGACGTTGCACCCGGAAGCGCCGCTCGCCAAGCAACCGAAAATCATCGAGCTTGGCGCGGCATTGTTGAATGAGCGCGGCGAAGTTGTTGAGACACTCTCTCAACTCTTGCACCCCGGCGAGGACATCACGGACGAGATCACTCGGATCACCGGCATCACCAATGGGGATCTCGTCGGTGCACCAACATTCAAGGATGCGTTGCCGCAAATGCGACACATCTTTGAGCAAGCATTCGCTGTGTTCGCGCACAACTTGCCGTTCGACAGAGCCATGATCCGCAATGATTTGGCCCGGACTGATTGTCTGGACTTCCCGTGGCCTGCGCAAGAATATTGCACCGTCGGGCTGCACAAGGATCAATGGGGCCGCAATCCGAAGTTGACGGAACTTTATGAGTTCACACTGAACAAGCCGCTGCCACAAACTCACCGGGCGCTGGACGACGTCATGGCGCTGGTGGAAATTGTTTTGGCGCTGGAGTTGCACACAATGGCATTCGAGGAGCGCGCATGACCTTACCACAGCTGCGTTGCCGCACTGAGTTCAGCTTCCGGCAAGCATTCGGCCCTGTTCCGCGTGTTGCGGCAGCGGTGAAGGCGCTCGGCGCGCCAGCGGCAGGAATCGTAGACGGCGGCACATGGGGTCATGTCCGTTGGGCCAAAGCTGCAGCCGCGCAAGGGTTCAAGCCGCTGTTCGGCACGGAGTTTTCCGTCACGCTGCCAGACGGGCGCAAGCCGCAAGCATGGGCGCTGGCCGAGGACACGCGCGCATTTTATCGTTGGAGCACGGCGCTCCGACAAAAAGATTCTGACGCTGTCGCGTTGCTGCGCGAGAGCAAAGGTGTTATACGCTTCGCTGGTGCGGCGCTCACTGACCCTGACACGTTCGATTACATTGACCTGAACCCGGCTTCCCCTATTGCACAGAGAGTTTCATTGGCGCTTGCACGCAACACAGGAAAACCCCTAGTCCTGAGCAGCGCCAACTTTTATCCTCAACCAAGCGACTACGCAGCATTCATGTCGATTGGTGGCCGCGAGGCGACAACGCCGCAGCACATCCTCTCCGATCAGGAGTTGCGCGCGGCGCTGAAGATCCTGGACGATGACGCTTGGGAGCGAGCGGTACGCAACACCCACGAAGTCGCCGAGCGTTGCGCCGGGGCATTGCCGACAGCTCCGCTGATTCATGTGGACGGTGACTTGCGCGCGCTGGCCGAGGAAGGGCGACAGCGTCGACTGAAGCTCGGTCATTTGCCTGCTTGGCCGCAGGAATATGAAGACCGATTGCAGCGCGAGTTGACGGCCATTGAGCAGAAGAATTTCGAGAGCTACTTCATTGTGGTGGCAGACTTGATCGCTTGGGCCAAGGAGCGCATGCTGGTGGGGCCGGGGCGCGGCTCGTCAGCTGGTTCATTGCTTTGTTACTTGTTGGGCATCACGGAAGTTGACCCAATACCGCACGGGTTGTTGTTTGAGCGCTTCATTGACCTGACGCGCAAGGATTTGCCGGATATCGACATCGACTTTTCCGACACCAAGCGCGACCAGTGTTTCGACTACCTTGCTGAGAAATACGGGCGGCAATGTGTGGCACGCATCGGCAACGTGAACACGTTGAAGCCGCGCAGCGTGATGGCCGAGGTCTGCAAGCGGTTCGGCATCCCTGACAAGGAGCGGTTCGACCTGCTCAATGTGTTGATTGAATATTCTTCGGGTGACTCACGTTACGGGAAAGGGTTGGAAGACACCCTGAACAACACCGACATCGGGCGGCGATTCATGGAACGCAACCCGAAAGCGGTCGTGATGTCTGAGGTGGAGAATCACGCTTGGCACACAGGC